CTCCTGTGAGTACAGTTATTGCTGTTGCAAGTAATAGTGCCCCTACAGGTTACGTTAAGTGTAATGGTGCGGCACTCTCAAGAGCAACCTACAGTGATCTGTTTGCTTCTATTGGCACGACTTATGGTGTCGGGGATGGGTCTACAACTTTTAACGTTCCAGACCTTCGTGGTGAATTTGTCCGTGGTTGGGATGATGGTAAGGGAACTGACTCAGGTCGTACTTTTGCTTCCAGTCAGGCTAACCAAAACCTCAGTCACAATCATGCTGGTTCTGCTGATGCTCAGGGTAATCATGCACACTCAGTCACAATGCAGAGAACAAGTAAGAGTGGTAATGATACTCCGACTGTTTGGTCTTGGAGTGAAAACAACAATGGTAATGGCGCCGTTGGTACTAGTGCTGATGGTCTTCACTCACATAATATTACTGTTGGGTTCAGTGGTGGTAACGAGTCACGTCCTAGAAACTTCGCACTTCTCTATTGCATTAAAACCTAATGTTTATTCATGATTGGGAAAAGGTCCTTAAAAAGGCTTGGAGTGTCAAATTCAATGTACTTTCTATTATCTTAGGCTGTCTTGAATTTGCACTCCCCTTCTTTGATGAGATGACCGGATACTCTATCCCAAGAGGTACATTCCTAGGGGCGAGTATCTTCACAATGGTGCTATCTAACATAGCGAGAATTCTAGCTCAAAAGGAATTTAAAGATGAGTAGACTTAAACAGGCTGGAAAATTTACTGCTATTGGTGCAATTGCTATTGCATTGGTGGGGGGTTTTGAGGGTCTCAGGACAACCGCTTACAGAGACGTAGTAGGAATACCTACTGTGTGCTTTGGAGAAACTCGGGGTGTCAAGATGGGTGACAAGTACACTGTTGAAGAGTGTAAAGTCATGCTTGGAGACGGACTCATAGATTTCGAAAAAGGTATCGTTGCTTGTCTGAAAAACCCTAAGGCTATTCCTGACAAATCTTATGTGGCATTTATTTCTGTCGCATACAACATTGGTCAACCAGCTTTTTGTAACTCCACGATGAGACGTGAACTCAATAACGGTAATCTCATTGCAGCTTGCAAAGCTATTCTGATGTGGGATAAGGCTGGTAAGCCTAAAAGGGTATTTAAAGGTCTCACGCTCCGTAGAATTGAAGAGAAGAACCTCTGCCTAGAAGGAGTAAAGAATAGTGTTGGGATCATTGGATAAATATGTAGGTATGATTGTAGGCATATTGATTGGTGCCTCAGTTATGTTCGTTGGTTACTCCCTCTATGACTTCTTCGTTGATGATGCAAGACTTATTCAACAGTGCGCATTGGAAAAAGAACGAATGGTGTCTCAAGCTGAAGTAGATGCCATAGAGGCTGTAGCTAAGCTGGACAAGCAAAGAATACTGATCCTTGAAGAGTCACTCAAGAATTACAGAAAGCTCTCTGTTGAGCTTGTACGTGACAAAGAGAAGCTCTCTAAGGATGCAGAAGAAAGAATTAAACAGGACCTTGAAGATGGTCCCAAAGTTACTGAAGAGGATTTGAAATGGTTAGGTATTCCTTAATCCTACTTATGACATTGGGATTGACTTCTTGTGGCACACTACAAAAGAGAATGTCTGAAGCATACGTAGACAAGAAGGTCGCTGAGCGAAAGGTTGACCTTCCTGATCTCCCTGAATTCTGTGACTCTCTAGCGTATGGAGTCGTTCCTAAGGTCGGTGAGAATTGGCGTTGGGTCAATCTACGTTGGGAGGTTGTTCTTGAAAATATCAACAAGGAAAGAGCCGCTTGCGGGGTCTGGTACAGAGATTTGCAAAAGTCTTATAAAGAAGGAATTAAATAATGGCAGATCTTAACGTACAAGACAAGGCTATTCAGACTGTCACTTCTGGAGCTTCTAATATTGTTAACGCTCAGAGTGGTACTTCTGTTGCTGCTGGTACTGCAAATCAGGTAGCTGAAGCTGCTCAGGTAAACCCAAATGATCCTAATCTTCAACTTGGTCAGACACCAACTGTAGAAGCTGCTCCTGTTGAACAGGTCACTCCTACTAATACGAATACTTATGATGTCACTAAGACAGAAGATAAAGTCGCTCAAAACCAGATGGATGCTGCTCAAGGCACTGTCTCTGATAAGGCTCAGATCACTGATGTTCCTCAAGCTGATACAACTGGTATTGCTACTGGCACTAATAAAGACGGTTCAAAGAATGAACTTGGTGAGGCTCTCAAAGACTATGCCTCAGTCAATATGTCGAACATTGTGGATACCACTACCTCTGCTGGTAAGCTTCTTGCTCAACAGCTTGGTGAAGGTAATTACGTGGATAGTAAAGCTACCCTACAGGGACAGCTTGCAATTCTACAGGAACAGTTTGTTGACAAGAATACTGGTGAGCCTACTATTCCATCTTGGGCTTCTGGGACTGCTCGTAACGTATCTAAGATTGCTGCCTTCTCTGGAATGACTGGTACTGCTGCTACTGCTGCTATGAGCCAAGCCCTACTTGAGGCAAGTCTACCAATAGCCCAACAGGATGCAGCATTCTTTCAGACGCTGACAGTTAAGAATTTGGACAACAAGCAACAGAGTGTAATTAACACTGCTAATGTTCTTGCTAAGTTCGAACAGACTAATCTAGATAATCGAATGACCGCCGCTGTACAGAATGCTCAGGCATTTCTAGCAATGGATCTTAAGAACCTCGACAATGAACAACAGGCTCAGGTTATCAATAACCAGTCTCGAATTCAGAGTATTTTGACCGATGCCAATGCTGAGAATGTCAAGGGTCAGTTCCTAGCTGAAAGTCAGAACGAACTCGATAAGTTCTATTCTTCTTTGAATACACAGATCAGTCAGTTCAACTCCAGTCAGACGCTTGATGCTGATAAGTTCAATTCCAATATGGAAGACTCTCGTCAGAAGTTCTACTCTGAACAGCAATTCAATATCGCCGTTGCTAACGCTAAGTGGAGACAAGAAATCTCCCTTCAGGAAGACGCTCAGAAGTTTGAGGCTGTCACTACTGACGTTAAAAACAGACTTGAAATCACAACCAATCAGCTTAATCAGCTTTGGGACAGATCAGACGCACTACTTGACTACGCTTGGAAATCTTCTGAGAACGTCAAGGATAGACAAAGTGCTGTTGCTCTCGCTGAGCTTCAGATCAAAGCAAGTAAAAAGAATGCCAAGACGTCTGCCATTGGTAGTCTCGTTGGTACTTTTGTAGGATCTGATACTTTCTCAAACATGATGGGTAGCCTCTTCTAAGGAGTTAACATGGATACTGATGAAGCAATTAAAAAAGCAGTAAGAGCCTTTTATGAAGGTGCTGACTTTGAAGAATACAAAAAGGTCACAGGTACAGAGTCTAAGTATAAGAAGGACTCTTTCGATGAACTTGAAAAGACCCTTAGAAAATCTGGCAAGAAGACCGAAGTTAAGGAAGAGGAAGAGTAATGGTTAGTCAATGGAATAGTGGACCCATTCCGGGTGAGAATTTTACCTCAGATACCAAGAACTATCCCTGGAGACAACCTCCGGAGTTTACGGATATTGAACCGTGCTTGGACTACCTCGCTAAGAGGATTACTCAGTTTAAAGTGGCAAATGGTATCATGTCTATGGCAGAAATGGGATTGCCACTCTACAAGATCTCTTCGATGATTTTGACTATGGGTGTTGGGGAAGGTAAGTGGACTGTAGATTTTACTCTCGCACTTGCTGGACCACTCACTAGAATGATTGAGTTGATCTGCATTGGATTTGATGTCGAGTATGAACTTGGTATTGAAGAAGATGAAGAAGACTTCAACACTGGTGATTTTTTCAAGAATGATCTGGAACTCAAGAGTGGTGACTCTAAGCTGTTCAAGGTTATCGCAGAAGAAATGCCTACGCTTAAGAGTGAAGCTGCTGAGCAAGGACAACCAACAAAGGATCTCCAGTCTGAGGGCTTTATGGCCATGGCTGGTGGTAATCCAGAAGAAGCCCCAACTGAAGCTGCTCCAGAGGAGACTGAATAATGTCATTTATTGAAGGTTTTGCACAAGGCTTTGAGAAGTCTTACACTGCACGTAAGGAGCGCGAAGCCCAAAAAGAAGACATGATGTTCAAGTACAAAATGGACGAACTCATGAAGAATAAGGATCTTCGCACCAAGAAGAAGACTCAGGAATCTGAGTGGTCCAATGCTGCTAAGGATCTATCTGGTCAGTTGCAAGATCCAGAAGCTGCTTCGATGTTCTATAAGGAACTCCAGAATGGTGTGTCTTATGAAACTCTCCAGAAGCGTATCATGGAAAATCAGTACGAAAAGAATAAGGAATTCACTAAGCCTACACAGACTGTGAAGATCCCGACTGGTGTTGCTCCGACTGTAACTGCTCCTGATGCTACTGCTGAAAAGGTTGCTGAAAAGGGTCGTACTCCGCTCGGTGATATGATCAACAGAGGTAAGCTCAAGAAAGAGCAGGCAATGGAAGGTCGAGTTAACGATCAGATCGATGCTATTAATCCTGATCTTCGTACTTATCAGGAAGCTGAAGATACTACTCCAGAAATCGATTACGTTAATTCTCCATACAAGCTCAAGAACAATGAGTACAAGATCGGTGACTATGCAGACAGTTTGAACAAGCTTGCTATTGCTCGTGATAACAAGGACCCAGAAGCTATCCGCAAGGCAGAACGTGAAGTTGAGATCCAACAGTTCGTCATCACACAGAAAGAACGTGCCGCTGCTGAAGCTCGTGGGGATACTAAGTCTACCTACTTCATGTTGAATGATCAGGGTGAAATCACAGGCATGGCTAACGCTGAGAGCCGACTTAATCCTGAGACTCAGAAAGAAGAACTTTGGAATACTTCCCTCGGTCCTGATAAGGCACAGCCTATTCAAGGTGCTACTCGTGAAGTAGATGAAAATACTCTTAAGCGTTATTGGAAAATTCAGGACGACTTCTCTGATAAATCGAAAGATTATAAGTTCGCTTCTTCTGGATTTGTTTCCGCTATGGACTCTTCTAGAAAGATTAAGGGACTTCTTGCTCAGTATCCAGAAGTAGCCGCAGGCAATGTTGCTGGTGGTGCAAGCCTTTTGAATAGAGTTCGTGGAGAATTCCAAGCTCTTTACTCTACAGTTCTTGACATGGAAAATTCTATTAAAGCTGATGTTGAAGCTGGTAATATAGAAGGTCTTGAAAAGAAGGTCGCTGATTATATGGCTGCTTCTGATAAAATCATTCAGTCTAGTGGATTTGATGGTGTTGATAGACTTTCTTTTGCTAAGGCTCAATATGACACTCTTCGTGTTCAAGCATCTTACCAGTTTGCTATGGCATCTGGTCTGACTGGAACTCTTTCCAATCAAGACTTCAAGAATAGCTACGAAGCTATTGGTGGAGAAAAGACTGCTCCTGAAGTTCTCAAAAGCCTTTCTTTGACAGAACAGAGTGTATTCTCCAAGCTCGACTCTTCTAGAGTTCAGCTCTCTAATAACGAAAGTATCAAAACTTTCGAAAGAGATTATGGAGTTAAGACTGGTCTTGTTCCTAAGAGGATCGGTGATGTCATTGAAGAGATGGACCTACCTCCTGAAACTAAGGCAGCTATGAAGCAGAACCTTGCAGTAATTCAAGGCTTCGGTCAGGCTAATAAAGACCTTGCAGTACAACAGGATCAACCAAAAGAACCTGATGAATTTGGAATGACTCCCGGTCAAGTATATCCGGGTGCCGGTGGAAAACAATATCGCTACCTTGGTGGTGGTAAGAACCCGAAGAACTTTGAAGAGGTAAAATAATGGCAGAGAAAAATCCCTGGGATAAGGACTATGTAGCTCCTAAGATGGGCGTTCCTACTCCTACTCCTACGAAGACCCAAGAACTTAATCCTTGGGATGACTCTTATACTGCACCTGAACCTATTGTTGAACCGACACTTCCAGAAGACCCTGAAGTTGGGATGGATTTCCAAGGGTATACAAATGCTCTAGATAATCCTGAACAACTCCAGAAGAACATTGATGCAAACAACGATCTGAGAACTAAGGCTGGTGCGATTACTTCTAATGAAGATGATCTTCTAGCTTCTAGTGAAGAGATCTATGCTCCGGTTCGTAACAATCCAAAGTATGCAGATCTCAATGAGTATGAGAATTCTCTCTTGTACTCTGCTGGTCAGGTTCCTACTCCTTGGGGAGAATACTCTCTGAGGGGTGAAACTCCACCTGAACTTGTTGAAATGAAAAAGCAACGAGATCAGGAAATGCAGGCTGCATACCTCAAGACTGGTAAGGAAGAAGTTAACATGCCGGGTCATCCGATCCGTGTTCAGGAAACTCTTACTAACAACCCTTCGTATGATCCTAATCAGCCGGAGAGTCCTGACAACCAGACTATGACTAAGACTCGTTATCTCGTGTCTCCACCTGATGAAACTGCTCTGAAGCGTATCACGTACAATGTAGCTAAGAATATCGTTGGTGGTATTGGTGACCTTGTCGTTGGTGCAACCAAGGGTGAACTCAATCTTACTCAAGATGGAGCAGTATCTAAGGCTCTTCCGGGGAAAGTACCGAACAGCGACGCAGAAGCTTTTGCTACTGAACTGACCACATTTGTTATTGGTCCTAAGGTCGTTGAGACTGTTGGTAAGGGTGCCATCGCTGGAGCGAGAGCAACTCAGGCTGGTACTCTTGTATCCAAGGCAGCTAGTATGCTGTCTCCTGAGGCTGTAACGGCTGTTAAAACGGTATACACTAGCACTCTGGCAAAGACCAAAGATGCAGCCAAAGCAATGAACGCTGCTAATAGTCTTACAAAGAGGATGCTTGTTGGCTCTGCCATCTTCATGGGTAAGGCGACTGCTCTGGGTACTGCTGAGGCTATCGTAGCTCCACAGAACTCTGAAGGTCTTGTTGACCCTAAGACGATCAGTCAGGCCCTCAATGTGTCTGATGCTGCTGCAAGAGATATTTCTTTTGTTCTTGATAGTCCTATGATCGGTGCAACTCTTTCTACTATGGGAAAGGCTTATAACCTTATCGCTGAGAAAGTTGTTCGTCCAACTATTGGTGGTATTCGTCAGCTTAATGTCCTTGGTATTGACGGCAATAAACTTGTCAATGGAATGGGCAACGGTATGACTGACCCTCTTATCGAGAAGGCTGCTGGTCTTCAGGTACTAGCTTGGCTAGATCCGGGATTACTCGGTGCTGCTCCTGAAGATTTTGCATTCAGAGTTAAGGTCCTCGGTGATAGTCTTCAACGTAATGCTGTTAAGAACCTTCAGATTGGTTCTGTAGGCAAAGCTGTTGAAATGGACTCCGCTGCTGCATTCTCTGGTGTTGCTCGTGACTATTATCGTATCGCTTACGCTGAACTCCAAGACTCTATGAGTCCGAAAGAGTTTAATGATTTTGTAGCTGACCGAGCAGACGTAACTGCAAACAGGTTTCTTGAGCTTCGTACGAATGTACTTTCTGATCCTGAAATCCAGACTAAGGATTCTCGTGGAGCAAAGGGTATTGAAAATCTCTTGGACGAGGGGGCTGCTGGGCAAACCACTAGTGGTTCTGTAATTGGTACTCAAGACGCTGCTGGTAACCTCATTGCTGATACTAAGATCAGTAGAGATACTCAGATTGAAGATCAATTCAACACTGCAAAGAATGATGCTTTGGTTGACAGAGCTAAGGCTGATACAGCCATGACTGACAATCCTGATCTTAAAAAGCTTGTTGATGAAGCTGATGCAGAAGGTCTTGGTGCTGATGGTGAATATGTAGTCAAACGTCTCGATGGTATGTCTGAAAAGGTTTATCAGGGTCTCAAGACTATGAAGACTGACTATGAAGCAGCATACAAAGCTGTCGGTGATGCCGGAGCTATTGCTGATACAGGAAGCCTTCTGAAGATCGTTAAGGACTCAGGTTCTGAAGATCCAGTCATCAGACGGATTGCAGAGTCTATCAATAGTGATGACAGCTTCAAGCATATCTACAACGAAGTCCGTACTACTATTGGTAAGGAAATCGGACTTGCTCAAAAAGCTGGCAATTCTGAAAGACTTTCAGTTCTCATTCAGTTGAAGAATAATATCAACAATGATCAGATGGATTGGTTGAAGTCTAATGGTGATGGTGATGTAGCTCAGTTGGCTGATAAGGCTAAGCAGAGTTATGTAAACTTCCTGACAACCTACAAGAATGACGAAGCTATTAAGAGAGTAACAAAGGCTGGTGAAGCTAGATATCGTGGTGAGACAATGCCTACTGGTCTAGGACCGGGACAAGGTGTTACTGATTATCGTGTAGCTAGCAACAGGTTCATCAGTGAAAATCTCGATGGTCCTCAAGGTAAGGATTTCAGAGAAAGTCTTCTGAGGGCTTCTAAGGCCGGTGGTCAACCGATTGATAAAGAAATCGGTGAATACTATGGTGCCCAAGCTGTTAGTAATCTCGCTAACAAACTTGCAAGTGGTGGTAAACAGAATGTCTCCAGTCTTCGTCAGTCTATTGGTGAATTCAAGAACACTCTCAAGGATACTAATCCTCAGATGTTCGAGAAGCTCAAGTCCATTGAGACTGACATCCAAGCTCTAGAATCCAAAGCTGTTAATTCAGAGGAAACCTATAAGAAGATTGCTGAGAAAACTCAGGAACTCCGCAGACTTTCTCAAGAGAGTGTTCTCTCTAAGTTTGTTTACAAGGGGAAAGAGGCGAAGGGTAATGTTGGTGGTATCTTGAAAAAGATCTACAAAGATGATGCATCTGTCAATCAGGTGAACGAACTCTACGATGAAGCTCTTAATCTTCCTGAAGGTAAGGTTATCAAAGAGGCAATCAAGTCCACTTATATTGACCACTTTAAGGATCATCATCAAAGATCTTACCCATGAGTTTACGATCAGGAGAACCTTCTGCAAAGATCCGATTGAAATTACTTTCGTTGATCTTAAATGCAGTTTCGGGATCACCAAGATCATCAACACCAACCATGCCCATAG